ATCGAAATCATGCTGATCCCTAACTGATCCGCGCACCTTTTCAAAGGAATTCATCATGCCTCAAATGACCACTTCTCAAGCTCGCGTGATCGACCCTGTGCTCAGCTCGGTTGCGCAGGGTTTCTCTCACAACGCCTTCGTCGGCGCTTCTTTGTTCCCCGTTGTGCCTGTTGACCAGCGCGGCGGCAAGATCATCACCTTCGGCAAAGAAGATTTCATGCTCTACAACACGGCGCGCGCGCCAGGTGCCAATACTGGGCGCGTGCAAGTCGGCGTGGCCTCTGGCAGCTATGTGCTGGAGCAGCATGCGCTGGAGGGTAAGCTCCCCTTCGAGATCAAAGACGATGCCATGGCTGTGCCTGGCATTGATATGCAAAGCCGCACGGTGCGCTCGGTGCAAAATATCATTGCGATGCGCCTCGAAAAAGCCCGCGCTGATTTGGCCCGCAATACCGCCAATTACGATGCAGGCAACTCCATCACCCTTGCGGGCGCTGATCAGTGGTCCGACTATGGTGCCACCTCCGATCCAGGTGACGACATCGAAAATGCCCGCGAAACCATTCGCGGCAAAACCGGCAAGCGCCCCAACACCCTCGTGCTCGGCGCGGCAGTCTATTCCAAGTTGCGCCGCCATCCCAAAATCCTCAGCTTCTTCCAGTACAGCGCAGGCTCTGGCCAGCTTGTCAACACGGCCATGCTCGCTCAGTATTTCGAGATTGCTAATGTTCAGGTTGGCGATGCCGCTTACGCCAGCGATGCCGGCGTGTTCACCGACATTTGGGGCAAAGACGTGGTGCTCGCCTTCACCGAAACCGCTGATCTCGATGCGGGCGGCACCCCTACCTTCGGCTACACCTACCAACTGCGCGATTTCCCGGTGGTGGAGGAGCCCTACTACGACCGCAACACCAAGAGCTGGATCTTCCCTGTCACAGACGAAGTTCAGCCCGTGGTGGCCAGCAACGTCGCTGGCTATGTGATCAAAGCCGCTGTGGCCTAAGGGGTTTTCATGAAGCTCATCGCAAAAATCAATCTAAAAACCGGGGGCGTTCGCGTTTCCGAGGGTGATGAGTTCGACGCGCCTGAAAAGGCCGCCGTCGATCTCATCAAGGCAGGCTACGCAGACAAAGCGGCTGCAGGCGCACCAGCCAAATCCAAGGCCGCCGATCAGCGGGCGGCGGCTGAGCTTGCCGAGGCGAAGCGCCAAGCATCCGACGCTGTGATTGCGGCTGAGGGCGCGGTTTCTGCCGCCGAGTCAGATGAGCAAAAGTCTGCTGCGCAAGTTGCTCTGGCTGCTGCTCAGAAGGCATTGGCTGATTTGGGCTAAGCATGTCCGGAGCATTCCTTCAGGCCGATATCGCCGTCATGTTCAATGACGGCGAGTTTGCCGACGCGGGAACGCTTGCGGGCTTGCCTGTGTCAGTGATCTTTGATCGCGCTTACACCGACGGCCAAGGCATCGCCAGCGGCGCGCCCGTGGTGCAGATCCCATCGAGCAGCGTGCCATCCAATGTGGTGGGCCTGCCGCTCGTGATCTCCACTGGCGTGGGCGCTGGCTCCTACACCGTCCATGCGCACGAGCCTGATGGCACTGGCCTTTCCACGCTGGAGCTTCGCAAAGCATGAACGCCGCCGCCGCAGTCATCACCGCCGCCAAAGCCCTGCTCAGCGCAGCGCCAGCCATCGCTGCGCGCATTGCTGAGGGTGACGATGCTGCCCTGCCGCTCAATGCCGCCACCGGCATTTTGCTGCGCAGCGAAAACGTCTCTGTGCAGCCCGATCTGGCTGAGGAAGGCGCCATGGCCGCCATTGATCTGCTCGTGGAGCTGCGCCAGCGCGGCCCCAACGATCAAGCCGCCGCAGTGGCCATGAACACGCTGCTCACCGCAGCGCATGGCCGCCTGCTCTCCGTGCCCGCCCTCGCCATCGCTGGCGCGCGGCTCACGGTAGACGATGACTTTATGAATTTCGAAACGGACAAAGGCGGCGAAGAGTACCTGCACACCTGCACGCTGCGCTACCGCGTCCACGCAAGCATTGATCTTTTAACACTTGAACTGGAGGCCTGACATGGCGCAAACCACCAACACCGGCAAAGCCTTTTTTATTGGCTCCACCTATGCCGCAGCAGTCGCCATTTCGGCGGCCACCAACGCCGCTGAATGCGTCGTCACGCTGGCGCCAGCGCACGGCACCATCGTGGGCGAATGGGTGCACCTTTCCGTGGGCTGGGCTCGCGGCAATGACCGCCTGTTCCGCGTCAAAACCGTCTCGACGAATGATGTGACGCTGGAGGGCTTCAACACCACCTCCACTGCCCTCTTCCCGGCTGGTGGCGGTGTTGGCACCTTGCGCCGCGTCACGGCTTGGGCGCAAATCAGCCAAGTGCGCGCGCCCAATGTGGCCGGCGGCGAGCAGCAATACACCGATGGCAGCTACCTTGAAAACCCCGTCAACATCGATGTGCCCAACAACAAAACAGCCACCACGATCACGCTCGAGCTCGCGCACGACATTTCGCTGGCTTACCGCACCACTGTGCAAGCCGCGCAAGATGGTGGCGTGCCAGTGGCATTCCGCCAGGTTAATGCGCTAGGCCGCCCCAGCGCTGGCGCCTGCTTCTGGAGCATTCAAAACATGGGCGCCGGTGGCCGTGGCGATATCGAGGTGAGCACCGTGCAGTGCAGCTTCGCCAACGAAATCACCCACTACGCCACCTAATATATGAGCGACATCGCCGCCCTGCGCGAGCTGGCCGAGCGGGCCAGCTCCATCGCGCACAAGCTCTCAGGCAATCTTGGCATTGTCAGCATGCGCCTGCCCACGCAGCACGAAATCAAGCTGGCTTATGCCGACGCGGCTTTTCAGTCGCCCGGCGACAAGGTGGCTGTGCAGATGCGCGTCACGCGCGCATTGTGTGCCAAAGCCATCAAAGCGTGGTCCATCTCGCCTCGCATGCTGGTCGAAAGCGCCAGCGGCGAGGATGCCGATGATGTGCTGCCCGTAAGCGCCGCCGCTGCCGAGTTGTTTTTTGACCAATACCCTGAAGAGTTCACCGCGCTGTCGGATGTCTTGTTTGAGGAATTGGCCAGGCGCGCCAAAGCTCAAGAGGCCGCCAAAAAAAACTGATCGCGCTTGTGGCATGGGAGCGCTCGCGCCACAAGCAAACCGAAACCAAGAGCGCCTCAGCGCTCGCACTGTTGGACGATGACACCGATGCTGCGAAGCCTACGTTATGCCACCTCGCCCTCGCAGCGCAGCGCGTGTGGATCTTTTGCGGCGGCTACCAGCCTGCGCTGTGGCCATCCGCAGATGCGTTTGAAGGCCCCTTCCCTGATTGGCAAGCCCTCGCCGGCTTGCTGCGTGTTTTGCAAAGCGAGCTAAGAAATGGCTGACGCACAAATCAGAGTCACAGCCAAAGACGACGCCAGCAGCGTGCTGGCTCGTGTTCAGCGCGAGCTCGCTCAAACAGAGCGCAACGCCACCTTGCTCGGCTCCGCTTTCGGTGGCCTCACAGGCGGCCTGCTCGCTGGCGCAAGCCTTGCCGGCTTTGTGGCCTACGCAAAGGCCGTCAACAATGGCGTCGATGCGCTCAACGATCTGAAAGACGCCACCGGCGCCAGCATCGAAAACCTCTCCGCGCTGGAGGATGTGGGCGCGCGCACAGGCACGAGTTTTGAATCCGTCTCAAGCTCGCTGATCAAGTTCAACAAGATACTGAACGATGCCAAAGCCGGCAGCGAAAGCGCCAACATTTTCAAGGCGCTTGGGCTTGATGCTCAAAAGCTCAAAGAGATTGACCCTGCCGAAGCTATGCGGCAAACCGCCGTGGCGCTTTCAGGCTACAAAGACGAGCAAAACAAAGCGCGCGCTATTCAGGAGTTGTTTGGAAAGTCAGCCAAAGAGGCTGCCGCGTTTCTGAAAGACCTGTCAGAGCAATCCCAGCTCAATGCCACCGTGAGCACGCAAGCTGCCGAAGAGGCTGAGCGCTTCAACAAGATCATCTTCGAGGGGCAAAAAAACGCCCTTGATTTTGGCCGTGCTATTGCTGGGCCCGTGATCAGCAGCCTGAATGCGTTGGTGGATTTGATGCGTGATGGCGATACCCAGGCGCAGGCATTCGCGGAGTCTACCGGGGTCATAGCAACAGTTTTAGAGACAATTTCTGTTTTGGGTATCAATGCGGCGTATGTGTTGAAAACAATTGTCGGCGAGTTCGGCGTGATTGCCGCGCAAGCTGCCGCCATTGCTCGCGGTGATTTTGCCCAAGCTGGCTTCATACGAAAAGAGTGGATTGCGGACGCAGAGGCTGCAAGAAAGTCGGTTGACGCGTTGAGCGATCGCATTCTGAACGCCAGAAAAAATGCCAAAACACTGAGTGAATCGTTGCGCGGCGTTGACACCCGCGCCGAAGATGCTCGGCTCAGCCGCCAAGGCGAAAAGAAAACCCTGCAAATTGCCGACACATCGAAAAAAGTCAAAGAGCAGGAAAGCGCCTACGATTCTTTGTCCAAGCGCATTCAAGAGCAAATCGCGCTGCAAGAGCAAGGCATCACGCTCGGCCGAGATCTCACGCAGGTAGAGCAATTTGTGCTCAAGCTGCGCCAAGATGCGGCCGCATCCAAAAAAGCGCTAACGGCTGGTGAGCTGGCTGACCTTGAAAAAAGCATCGCGCTTTATGAAAAGCAATCTGCGCTGATCGAGCAGCGCAAGCGCAATGAGCAAGTCATCAGCGAATTTGCGGCGCAATCTGCCAAAGCCTATGAAGACGAGCAGCGCGCCATTGCAGAGTGGGCCAACACCAAAGCCGCCAGCGACAAGCGCAGCGCCGATGCCGCCGCGCAGATGATCAAAGATTTGCAGTTTGAAAACTCATTGATTGGCCTGTCCAACGCCGACCGCGCGCTGGCCATCAAGCAGCGCGAGTTAGAAAGCGCCGGCATTCGCAAAGCCTCGGATGATTACGCTAAGTATTCCGAGCAAATTGAGCGCGAGCTCAAGC